AGGACTATAGCCCCACCTTTGTCGTAACTTCTTAATTTGCCAAAAATCTTTTTAAGGAAATAAAGTTCCCTACTAGATTCTGAAGCTTGCGACTGCCAATTCTGGCCAAAGTTGATCCTCATAGCCCTATCTATGGAAACTCTCATCGGGTGACCCTCTGGGTAGTTTGTTGTATCATCCCAGATGTCCAACAAATCTGATAACAGCTTTCTACTATTTGTATCTGCAAAGGTCTTTAAAGCTTGGCTTCTCGCATTTTGAACTTCACCCACACTTGAAAAACCAGTTTCGCCAAACTGAACAACCCTATGGTTAACAACCCCACCTTCTTTTTCAGACCTGATAGGTCTAGAGGCGAAAACCAATGCTATATCATTGTTGACATCAGAAGATACATGTATTTGTGAATATCCATTCGTTACCAATCCACCTTTGCCTGTTATTGCAGAAGTGAATTGAGATGTGGCTAAGTACCTGAAAGTACTCAAGCCTTGGACAACATTATACAACCTCTGCACAGGCTTTTTATTACTGTAATCAGATGCGTGATGAATAAATACACCCTTCCCCCCTCTTTCATTCTCTATAGTGTTAAAGAAAGATTTGCTAGCTAGCGCTGCAGTTGTATCAAATATTTCAGATCCACCACTTGATATTTTTTTGAAATCGGAATCAATGTCTGCATCCAGCACCTTAGAATTATTGGAAACCTGAATTGGTGTTCCGTTTAAGTAGACACCTTGTGACAAGTTCTGGGGGTCAAGCAGCGAGCCTTCTTTGTTCACCAAGCCCTCAATAGGCCCGTCTGATATAAGATCTAGGTTCTCCACATAACTGAAAGAAGAAGCAAATTGGAAGTCCCCAATAGCAGGTGGCCTTAAAGTCGCTGGTTTAACTTTGGGTTTACTACCGAACAAACCACCTCTTAGATTTATTTTTTTTTCTAGATGTTTCATTACGCAGTGTCTACCTTGTTAGATTTTACTTCAGCCTCAGGCGAATCAATGATAGTTAATTGATTGGATGTCATAACCTTGGACGACTCTATAGATTGTGGGAAAGATTTGACAGAGCTTTGCACTATCTGGGAGCCTACCTTCAACCTGCCGTAACCTATAGGTATTGGGCTACCTTGACTCGCTATGTTTGCATTCCCTCCTTGAAAAAGCAAGGAACCTTTGGTGCTTCCCACTGTCGCTTCTCCGCCATCTAATGTTCCGGGGTCCATCAAAGCGTAACTTATGACCACTTGGGCCACCGCAACAAGTATAGCTTCTAAAATTGTCAACCCAGAGCCCACTATCACAGGGACTAAATCTATCTGCTTAGGGTTCTTGCTATTCAAGAATGACTCCTTATTCATCCTTTTTCGGTCTACTAGAATATCGTAAATAAAACCCTCCTTCTGCAGATCCACTACTCTTCTCCTGAACCCAGAACGATTGCAATCTATAGCTTTTATGACATCTCTCGGCTTGGAGATCTCCATATTGAAGATTTCCCCATACTCTTTAGCCAGTATGCCATGTAGTTTAATTTTGGTCATTGCAATCCTTTACCCTGTTAAGTATACTTACATCTAAATCCATGTTTTTAGGCTTATAAATATGAATTTTTTTAGTTTCCAAGCTATAAATTAAAAAGGGGTCGCAACAACTCTCTGCCATTTTTATGTCAAACTTAGAAGGTTGCTCGCTCCCCTCTATGTGGCTATGGTAAACAGCCACCATTTCACACTTATCTTTGAACAATAGGTAGTCGATAGGATCTATCATAAAGTACTTGGAAGGATCTTCTGATATGTTGTCTTGTTGACTAACGACATACTTGTCTGAAGACCTATCGTAACCCAAAAAACCGCAAATCTCTATATATTCGTTAGATTCGCATATTTTCTTTATGGTTTTTAAAGCTTGTTCTTCATTCATTGTTGGGAAGGTCTTGGGTTGTAGTCATACCCATCTGTCCCCGGAAACCCTCCGAAAGGCAAAAAGAAGTACTCCTGTGTGCTTTCTACAAAATCTGTAGTTTCATTAATATAGCTAACTGTCTCGAAATTATCAGATCTCAAATCTCCATAACCAGTAAGATGCAGGTTGTGAGAAGAGCTGTCTAAAAGTCCGGTTTCTGAACCTAAAGCTCCTGTATTCATATCATACCAAGCTACTAAACCACCTGCACCAGCTTCCCCAGTTAGTGTAGCTAATTCCCCAGTACACTGAGAATACTCCAGAGGCATAAACACATCCTTAAATGGAGCATCCCTAGACACATTTGTCTTTCTTAGTTTTGTCAGCTCATCAGTTGTTAAAGCCCGGTCCCAAACACAAACTTGAGCGATATCACCCATAAAAGACCCGCTGTGACTAGGCGCTGTCCCAATTTGTTGAAGCTCAAACAAAGAAAAGAAATCTGGCGTATTGTCAGATGTGCTTACAACACCTTGGGCTTTTTGTTTTACAGTGTCATTCCAAGAGTGAATCAACTGCTCTTTGTTCCAAACAATGGAAGCAAAACCAAAGACGTTTTCTTTTCGAGTTTCTTCTCCAAAAGATTCACTCAAAACGTTCTTTACACCCTTTTGGTAGTAGTATAAAGGTGAAGTCTTTTTTGTTGTGTTCTGGACCCTATTGATTTGACCATCGTGACTAGAAGAGAATATGGTCTTTATTGAGTCCTGCGATTTTGTATTTCTTAACCAAAAGGTTATGCTAAAGGCTTTTGCGTTTGAGTTTTGGAAGGTCAAGACTGAATTAGCACTAGTGAATAAACTAGCTGCACTAGCAAACTGAATACCGACAGGGCTTGACTCTGACCTCTCTTTAAATGAAACATATTTCAAATTTTGTGATGCCGCACCGATAAACTTTTGGTAAGTTTTTGTCTCACTAAACCTTCTTTTACAAGACTGTATGCTTTTACTGCAATTATCCTGTTGCCAATAACTAGGATTCCCCTCTGGGAACTGTGGGTTTGTTGAGCTATGAGCTTGAACACACACATACCAAGTCCTAAAGTAGATTGGCAGTCCGTTCTTGTCCCTATCTATTGTTAATTTTTTGTTTTCAATATAACAGGCTGTAAGCTTATTATCATCACCATTACGTGCCACAAAATACTGATTGTTTGCGTTGTATTCAAAACGAGAGGTGTTGAAATCGTCTTGTAGATCAACAGGCACAATGTTGCCATTTGGGTCTTTGAAAGGTTCCGCAGTTGCTGTTTCTATAGGCTTGCCTTGGTATCCGCAGCCTAACCCCCTATACTGCCAATAGCAATACTTGGCGTTTACAGTCCTTTGGTTTACATCAAAATTGTCTAGATCTGTTGGTAAATTTAACTCAAACTCCACATAATTGAAGTTCTCTAGCACCTTTTGCCCTATTAAATACTTCTCTTCTGTAATCTCTGCGTTTCCATCTGCAACACCGAAAGGATTGCCGCCATCAAAATTGGCATCATCCAAATGTTTTACGAAGACCTTCTTTCTGTATATTACGGCGTTTTTGAGGTCTGAATACTGTTGTAACAATACAGTAATTATCTTATCTGTATTAGCTATTCTCATCTTAGGTCTAGGCAAAGTACCATCCCCAAATATGCCAAAACCTTCTGTGTCTACGGACAAAGGCATGTATTGCAACCCATTCCAGACTACAGGATTCTTGAATACAGAACCCGGATGGAAAGTATAAAACTTACTAGGTTCGTTTTTAAAATCAGGGTATAACAAAAAAAGCTCTAGAACCGCTGTGGGTTGTAGATCCAATAAACTTTTTGCTGCCTTGTTCCTTCCTTCTGACGCCATGCTTTAATTTACACTTATTCTCACACTATAATAAAAATAAATACGGATTACTCTAAAAAATCGTTGACAAATAGGTGATTGTTATGATTATTATAATAAATAATGCAAACAAGTTTCAAAGTCATAGGAACAAGCTCTTTAAGCAGCAGGCTGCAAGAAAAGATAGCAAAATGCGAGGATTTCAAATTTACATCAAGCACCCCATCAGTACAAGCTCTAGATATTAATGGGGAAATATACCTATTAGACACCAAATCTGTACATTTTACAGGCAGTAAAGCTCTAGTACATGGATTGATTTCAGATGACAAATCATTCGTAGCCAAAGTAACACTAGAGTTTAAACAATAAGATGAACCAAGAACTAGTAAGATACAGGGTTTATGACAAGAAAGGTCATTACCACCACTCATATATTTTAGAAGATGATGCTATTACCTGTGCTAAGCACGTAATGGGGTCCGTTAAAATCATAGAAAGCGATTCAGAAAAAGAAGTTTTCGTTGTAAGTAAGAAAAAGAAATGATCTCTATAATAAAAGCATTGACCCAAAGCCTTAAACTTTACCTTGAGTTGAGGAATAGGTTGGCGTTTTTTGAGATAAAGAACAACCATAGAAGGATAAAAAATGAACTCATTAATGAAATTGAAGAACTACGGGCTGCTGGTGATAGCAACTCCTCTGATAGGGCTGACCTCTTGCGGAAGCGGCTCAAGTCCGAAAACGACGACTTTGAACATATATCAACCGTCTTCATTAAAGCTCAAGGCGGGGACTCCAGTTCAGACTCAGGAGGGGATATACACTCCTCCAACTGATGAAATTTGGCACTCTGATGCCCGATATAGAAAACTAGAAAGAGAACTTTTCGATTGAATAAAAACGGCATCCATTACGGGTGCCGTTTTTTATTACTTAAAAGTAATAAAATGGGGATTGCGCTAAAAAGAACGAAATTAATTTCTGGAATTGCAGTCCCCGTAGCTCCATTAAACTTCAAGATAGATGGGTTTTGAGAAAAGGATACTCCATTTAGGTAGATATCGCTCCCTTGTACCGCAAATTGATCTAATGAACTTAAAGTCAGTTTGGCATTTGGAGATAAATTAACGATAGATCTTTCTATCTGACTATTGATTGAGTCCCCAGCTCCTCGTAATGTTAAACTACTAGTTGAATCTACATTTATCTTTAGACCAATTGCAGAAAACATAGCATCCATACTTGAACCTTCAGTTATATTTAAAACTGAATACACATTTTCATCATCTTCAACTCCTGTGAAGCCATTGTTGTTTTGGAAGGTAAAATCCGTAGATATTAATGTCACTGAGAACCCATCATTAATTTCAATGTTTGAATAAGAGGGGCTATCTTCAAGTATTAGGGCGTCTGTTATAGTCAATATATTAGAGATGGGAAAATCTCTATTTAATTCCTGAGAATCTGATTGTGAAAAATTCCAATTTGGGGCGTCATAAAAATCATAAATCTGTTCTTCATCTGCGTCCCAAGTAATAACCATATCTAATTTCTTATCTTCACTTTCAGCTATATCTACGACTTCCTCATTGCTGATCTGGATGGGTCTTTGGATATTGACTAAAGGGTTAATATTAGGGTTTTCTGTAGGGTTTATCAGGAATATATTCCCTTCTACAGAAGTAATAACAGCAGATTTAGCTACAGAAATAATTGAGAGTAAAGTTATGAGTGTGCGCTTCATTTCTTCTTTTTTAGTATAAAATTCTTAAGTTTAATTAGATTACCCGTTAACT